CGTCGCTCCTCCTCTCCCCACAAAGCCTTTGACTTTGCGGAGGCCCCATAGTTGCCTCGTTCTTGACAAGGCGCAAGATTTTATCCTGCGCCGTTTCGGTGTTCGTCCCGCTAAAATGAACGCCCACGCGGTATACCGTATTGCCGACACGTTTTGTAAACGCCCCGGCTTCGCGGACTGGTTTTAGTTGAGTTGATACGGTTTTTGTATTACTCATAGACATATCCGCCTCCTCTCTGTTTTTGAAATAAAAATTACCTTTTTGATTTTAAATTTGGCGTTTTTGCCGTTTCCCCTCGCGGATTCCTGAGAACCTGCCCTGCGCGGCGGTTTCCCGTATTCCCTCCATTGGTGCGCTCACTTCCCTATACGAAGTATAGGGAAGGTCGTGGCGACGCTTCGCTTGGCGGTAGCCCGTTTGGACGGTCATTCAATTTTCAAGGTGCTGGCTAAACATCACTCCTCCCGCACTACTCCATTGCCCACTTTTTTTGCGTTTGTCCGGGTCGAAATTGAAATTTTACAATTTGTTCACATTTGAAATGAATAAAACTGCGGATAGTAACTCATACTAAAGAGTTATTCCTCACTGTTCTTACGGGAATTTCAAACACTATTTGAACGAACAATCCTCAATACGTCATTTGAAACTGAATCCGCAATCAGCAATTGCAGGGCATGAAAAAAGCCCCTCGTCTGTTTCCTGCGAGAGGCAAAAGTAACCCTTTGATTACAATATTCAATTACTCCCTCATAAATAGGAGAAAAACAGGGGGTGTTTCGGATCCTTTTGAAAAAACTTTTTTCAAATCCGTAAAAAACGCCTCAGAACGCTTTTGAGAGTTTGATAATATACAGATATCACTTGCCTCACAAAAGCGGCTTTACGGTGCGTAAAACACTTAAAATTGATACAAATTTGACGGGTTAATGCTTGTATCTCAGATTGCTCTGTGGTATCATGTTGGAGGGCGTAACGGGCATTGAAAAAGCGAAAGGCATTCCGTGCCTTTCGCTTTTCCGATTGATGGGATTGATGGATTCCGGGGGATTCAAGCGTAAATCAATTCTGCCCGAACGATTTCTTCCACCCGGTTGCGTATGTTGTTCATGCGCTGAACCCACGCCATTTGGTCGCGGGCTTTCAAATCTTCCGTTACGCCTTCCGCTTTTGCCATTTGGCCAGTGATAAGCCAAAAGCTGTCATTGGCGGCGTGGTCTGTTTCGTAAAGGTATTCATTCAGCTTGCCGCTCGTCAGCAAGGTTGCAAACAGGGCTTTACGGTGTTCTTTGAGGTAATGCCGCCGCATTAGCCCGAACCGCCCGATTTCGTATTCTGGTTCGTCCGGCAATGTCAAATCCGGCAGATAATAGTTTCCGTCCGCTGACAGCGTGTAGGAAATACCTGTTTCCTCGTTGGTATAGTTCGGTGCTAACTCCTGCATGGCGCACTCCTCCTTCCTTGATTTTTACGCGGCAACACCGCTTAAACAATGCTTGTCCGCTTTCGCCCCCTTTGGGCTGTGCCGTTTCAAGCTGCTGTGGATGAACCGGCTGCTCTGCTGTTTTAGTAGTGGTTTGGACAACCACCCTTTACAGTATATATCTTCATGTTCTGTTTTGATTTCCACGTCTTTATACAGTCTTCGTGAATGATTTGCCCAACCAAACGTGCGCTCAACAACCCATCTTTTTGGCAGTACCTCAAACTCCGGTTTGATGCGTTTTGAAATTTCAACACCCAAACCAAGTTGCTCAAAAACATCTTGTTCAAAAGATTTGCGATAACCGTCGTCACCGCAAAATTTCCGGATAGTCGGATATTTATCAAAAGCGTGTTTGGCAGGGCTAATACCCGATTTTGTATCGTGAATATTCGCCGCATGAACAACAACCGCAAGCAAGTTACCCATAACATCAACAACGATATGCCGCTTTCGTCCTTTGATTTTTTTGCCGCCATCAATTCCTCTTTCCTCACTTGCCAACACGGTTTTGGCGCTTTGCGAATCAATTATTCCATAGGTCAGCATGGCTTTTCTTCCATTTCCTCTGCGGTTTTTTAACAAGTAAATCCATTGCTTTTTCCCACTTGCCTGACTTTACCGCTCTGCGATAAAACGACCAAACCGTAGAGTACGGAGGAAAATCATTGGGCAATAACCGCCACTGGCAGCCGGTTTTCACCAAGTACAAAACGGCATTTACAAGTTCACGCTTGGAGTGTTTTACTAAGTTTTTACTTTTGTTGCTCCTGAAAATCACTTCTATCAATGACCATTGCTTATCTGTTAAATCTGTGCTGTATCCCATTTCTTCACCTCGTTATGCTTTTTCATAGCATAGGTGGCTGAACTTTTCAATTACTGAATACGGGTTCTTACAGTCCATGAAGAACTATTGGAACAAATGGTTTCCAACGCTACTAAGCTATCAAAGGGTTAACAAGCAGATTAACATGTTAGGCCCTGCATTTCAAACATTGTACGGACTGCTGATAACAGAAAAAGCAGTAAACGAAACCATGATTACACATTTACTCGATTCCATGCCCATTGTTGTTGCCAATCAAAAACGCAGTAATAATGCCAAATCCGCAAAAGAACTGTGCAGCAAGGGCTACCGCGCCTCCAAGAACATGTATTACTATGGGGCGAAGCTTCATTCATTGGGGCAAAAATGCTATGGAACCTTGCCGCAAATGCGTATGGTTGAAGTTACTCCTGCCAGCGAAAATGATCTCACGGTTGCAAAACGCTGGCTATCTGATGTGAAAAATATTGATATTTATGCCGACAAAGCCTATGCTGACGATCTCTGGAAAGAAGAATTACGCTTGCGCAATGTTAACCTTTTTACGCCGGTAAAACTTGAAAAAGGGCAGGAGTTTTTGGATAGCGCTGATTCCTTGTTGTCTTCTGCCGTTTCCAGCGTTCGTCAGGCTATTGAATCTTTCTTCAGTTGGATTCAATCTAAAACCAATATCCACTTGGCTTCTAATGTTCGTTCTACCCAAGGCCTTATTGCCTTTATTTTTGCTCGCTTGGCCTCTTTGGCTTTTTTCTACTGTTGATTCGCATTAATAATACAAAACCATGCAAAGTTGGGAAAATTCCGTCAAGGGAGAGGTGCTATATGTGTCCTTTTATGAATATTGGTAACGCTTCGCCTTATAAAAATATTGGCGCAATAATGGAATATGGCGAACATAACTGTTATTAAATTCCCCTCACTCTCGCATAAATCGTAATATCCCCCTTGTACCCCTCGAATGTATCAACGCGGGTAATATCATAATCCGCGCCGCGAAAGCGGACAATGTGCCGTGTGGTGACGTCTGTGCGGTAGTTGATTATAAACATAGCGTCCTCGACGGCCTGAACGCTTGCGGCGGCGTAAATCTCTTTTCCTGATAGCTGCCGGTAGTACGCCCACAAGGGCGGGGCAATGGGCGTCAGCGTTTCGGTGGTAAAGCCGTCGGCGTCTTTGTCGGTCGTAACCGCCAATATTTCAATTTTCTTGTCTTTGAGTTTCATAATTAGATAGCCCCCGTAAATTCCGTATAGTGTTCGTGAAGTCCGACGAAACAATTCAAAAGCGCCGCCGTGCCGTCTATACGCTGCTGCGGCGATTGATTTTTTACCGGCGTTATGTTGCCGTTCCTGTCTACCTGTACCCCGGTATTTGACAAGCACCATTTCAAAATTGGGTTATTTTGGTAAATAACTTTGCGGGCCTGCAAGTCCACACCTAACATTTGCATAGGCAAAGACAGGGTTTTAGCCCCCTGAATACAGCGTACCATATTAAAGCCCTGCAAGGTCATTTCGTCCACAAAATAGCGCGCCGAATAGCTGTCATAATATATCCACGCGGGGAACAATTCGTATTGCTTGACGGTTTCGGCAAAACACGCCGTAACGTCCGAATAGTTGATACTGTTGCCCGCGCACAGGCGCAAAAACCCGCGCCTCGCCCATTCGTCATAGGGGATTTTGTCCTGCGTAACACGCTCTTGCAGCTTGTCGGCGGGCAGGAAATACATTTGCGAAATATACTTGCGGTCGCCGCCGCGCTTCATAAAGAGCAGGCTCGCGCACGTCAGGTCGGTTGTGATGGACAGGTCAACGCCGCCGATGCAGTACGCGCCGCGAAAATCTTCAAGGCTGAATGTTTCCGCGTTGTCTATGTCCGTGAACGACAGCCACGCCGTTTTTACCGTTTCTCGGATGTTGAACTCTTTACACAACACGCCCGAAAGCTCGTGCGGCTCTTGCTTGGCGCGCTCCACTTTGGCGGCCAAATCATCCAGCTTTTTGATGGAACACAAGGCCGGGTTGGCCTTTGCCCACGCGGCGGGGTCTGTCCATTCGTCGCGCGCGTCAAGCTCGTAAAGGATGGGCAGAAACTGCGGGTCTTGCAACGCGCCGTCGGCGACGCCGCAAGCGTGGTGATACATATCGTCAAAGATGCATTCCCTCACGGTGCCCGCCGTGGTTATCATCACAAGCAGGGGTTGGCGGCGGGCAGACTGCGATTGCCGCATGACTTCATACAAGTTGCGGTCTTTCACCCCGTGCAGTTCGTCCATGATGCAGAATGAGCAGTTCAGGCCGTCCAGCGTGTCCGAATTGCGGGCCAGGGGCCGGAACACAGACATGGACGGCGAAAAGTACAGGTCATTCTTACGCTTGCGGAAATGCCGCGACAAATCCGGCGATTGCTTTATCATATTGTGCGCTTCATCGAACAAAAGCCGCGCCTGCGCGTACTTCGTCGCCGTGCTGTAGACTTCGGCCCCGCCCTCGCCGTCGGACGTGAGCAGGTAGAGGGCCAGCCCCGCAAGCAGGGTTGACTTGCCGTTTTTGCGCCCGACTAAAAAGAAGCTTTCCCGGTATCGGCGCAAGCCTGTTTCCGCGTCCACAAAGCCGAACAGGGCCTGAATGAACGCCTTTTGAAAGAGCTCCAGCTTGACGGGCTGCCCTGCCCATTCGCCCTTGCTGTGCTTGCAGAATGTTTCAATAAAGGCGATGGGCCGGGCCGCTTTTTGTTCGTCAAAGATATACTTGCCGGGCCTGTTCAAATCTTCCACAAGCCGCGCATATACCGCTTTAACGCGGCGGCAAGCGTTGATTTCCCCGCGCTGGATGGCGTTATTATACTCAACAATATAATTCATGCTACACCCCCGAATTAAACGCCGTTAAAGCGTCAAAGGCCGTCGCCGCTTCCTGGGGCGGCAACAGGGCGGCGAACTGCTTTTGCGCCGCGAGGAACAGGCGCATGTTGGCCTGATACGCCCGGTCGATGTCGGCGCATTTCATGCACAGGTTGAGCAAATCCAGCTTTTCGGCCAGGTCGAGGGCCAGCGCGCGCCGCTTGGCGTCCTCCAGCCCCTGCGCTATTTCCTGATACGTCATTGTGATAAACCCCCTTTAATGATGTCGCCGTCCGGCGTAAATTCTAAGCCCCGCAGTACCGCCCCGCCCGTGCCGTAATGTATCGTGTTGTGGCACTCAACACAAACGGCCTGTAAATTTGCGGCGTTGAGCGTTATTTCCGGGTTGTGCAGATTGCCCGGCGTGATGTGTTTAACGTGGTGGGCCAGGTCGGCGGGGCCGCCGCAACGCTCGCAAAGGTAGTTCTTGCTTGACAGGAACGCCCGCGCCAGCCGTTTCCACGCCCGCGAATGATAGAATTGTTCCTGCGTCATACTGCCCCCCTTTCCGTGCTTAGAGCCTTTAATAGGCAGTCAATGACGCGCTGCAACTTAGCCGTGTCGCTGCTTTCGCCGTAGTACCACAGCTGCAAGATAAAGCGCCCCGCCGTTTTCGCCACGGGCGAATACCCCCGCCGCTTCGATGGCCTGTAGCCCGTCGTTTCTTCCAGATAGTCGGGCAGGGCTTCCATCAAATTGTATATGATTTCGTCGTTGTCCCTGCCGTCAATTCGCAAGATGTCGCGGGCCTCGCCGATGTCGAACATATAAGGATAATTCATGCTGTACCCTCGCTTTTTGTCCCGCAAAGGGCGTCGGTATTAGCGACGCCCCTTGCAGGGGTATGAATACTATTCAGCCCCTTTACGCGCTAACCGCGATTTTGACAAAGGCGGCGGGGACAATGGGCTTGCCGTCTGCGATGCACAGGGCGCGGTAGTCAATCAGGCCCGACGCAAAGCCGCTGTCCCGGCTCACCTCGACGGCGATGCCCTGCGGGATGTTCACGCCGTAATAGCGGAAATTGCCGAACAGGAAAACCCCGGCGGGCAGGTTGTCGTCGAGCACGATTTCAAAGCCGAAAAGCCGATGCTGCCCGCCCCGCTCGGTGTCGGTGAAGATGTACGCGCCGTTGGCGTCTTTGAGCGGGTACACGCTGTTGAAAAGCGTCGCGGTGCTCATGGCGAACTTCGCGCCGCCGGTATACGCCGGGTTCAGCTTGGCGACGGCCTGCAACAGGTTGTCGCCCGTGATGGCCGACGTGGTGATGCTGTTGCCGCTGTTCCATGGGATGCCCGTGAGCAGGCCCTGCGGCTGCCCCGCGCCCGTGCCGCCCACGATGGCCTGCCCGATGGCGTCAATGACGCTGGCTTTCAGTTCGGCGGTGATGAAGTTCTCGAACGCCGATACGGTCATGCGCCGCGCCGCCGCCGACATGGAAAGCACCTTGATAAGCTCAAACGCGCCGAATGTGACAGCTGCCGGGGCGACGTTCTCGCGGTTTACCGCACTGCCCTCGATGTGCCACTGCGCGGGGTCAACGGGGGTTCCGATGGGGATTGACAGGTTCGCGGGCACGTTGAAAAGGCGCACTTGATGGAATAGCCCGTTGTTGCCGTGGCCCTGTGAGATGATCTCGTTTAGCGTGTTTTCGGGCCCAACCGCCGCCGAATTGGAAAGCGTGTTGAACGCGTCGGCGCGGTGCTCCGCTTTGGCC